ATGATCCAATACCATATTGTCTTCTACCATCAGCACCCATAATACCACCATACGCTGCCATTTCTCTTTTGTCTGGTAATGGTCCTATTGGTTTTGGTTGAAAAGGATTAACTGGTTTTGTTGGATCCTCCGGTAATGGATTACCACCACCCATCATACCTTCGCCAATAACCATTTGTCTAAATTCTTCAAACGACATTGGTGTTGCTTCTGGTCTTTGTTCTAATAAATCGTATACGTATTGCTCGTATTCATCTCTTAACATAGAGTCCACCATCATCATTTGTTCTTGTTGTGGTGATTTAGGACCTTCTTCACCTCTATATTTAATAGAAGGTGCATCTGTCATTAATTCCTCTGAAATATTGATATCTGTTATTGCCATGGTTTTGCCACTTTACTTTGTTTTTCCTACTAAATCAAGAGCTGGCATAATAACTTTTACGTCTTGTGCCATATCTTCTGGTTTATAACCCTTAACTTCCCATTCTTTTCTTGTCTTAAAAAGCTCACCTGTTTCTTTGTGTCTATATGTTTCTTCTACTTTTGCATTTAATATTTCCATTAGCCTATTATCTCCTTTTTAATATTTAAATAACTTATAGCCACATCAAACGAGTCTGTTGTACTTGATTGCACTGTAAAGGTTTTACCACCTTCTATTATTAGCGGTTGAGTTAATAATTCTTTTGTTTGATTAGCTGTTAATGGCACTGATTTTATAGCTGTAATACTATTATTTGTTACAGTTACACTTGGTGTGCCAGCTGATGTAACAAGTATAGATTTAATAACATAAGTTTCACTTACTAAAGGATTACCAGATCCTAATGGTGTAAGTGCACTTCCACTAGTGCTATCATCTATGCCTACAAACTTATATTGATTTACTACTGCCATTAATCTAAAAAGAAACTTCTAGCTTCTATCTCCTGTTTTATTTCTTGTTGAAACGATGTGTTTAATTTTTCTATTACAGCATCTAAATCTCTAATTAACGATTGAGCTACATCTACTTCATACTCATCACTTGCTCTAGTTAATGTTTGTACTATTTTAGCCATTATAAACTTACAATGCCTCCTCTTGCACCATGGAAACTTTGACCAAAACTAGCGCTCCCACCAGGTCTATCACTTTTACCTTTACTACTACTTTTACTACCAGTGCTACCACTATCACTATCATTATTGTTATTATCTGGAAAATAATCTGTTGCATATGTTATTTTATCATCAATTTTTACAGCACCTGCACCACTATCTAATAATGCCTCTTCATAGTTTCCGTAATTTTTTCCAGAAGTCATTCGATCTGTAATTCTATCTAATCTTTTATTTGCTATTCGTTTTGTTTTAGCAGCTTCGTATGCAGATTGTGTATCATAACCAGTAAGTTGTTTTCTATATTTATTTCCTAACGTTGCTAAACCTAATATCCCAGCAAAAGGTAACAAAGAAGAACCTGCACCTTTCATTAAAGTATTTGCTCCTAATCTTAATGCTCCTCTTTTAAACATGTTTGAAATATTACTAGGTCCAAAAGCTTGATTAATTCCACCACCAGTAAGTATATCAATTGTTGATTGTTTTGGAGCAGCAATACCTAATCTTTCATAAGCTATTTCTAAAGCTTTGTTCATACCATATTGTTTTGCTAATGGTATTGCTATAGCCATTACTAATTGTTCCATTATCGCCTTCCTCCAGTTTGTATATCTAACCTAAAAGTTCCTAATTTCCAATTAGTATCTACTGCTGTGTTTGATATTGTAAGCGCTATAGCTCTTGCTCTTGCACGTGTGTCTACTTTTGTTGTAGTTGATGATACTGTAAAAGGACCAAGTGATGAACTGGCTGCAGCATTGTTTGGGTAATTTCTTAAATCTAATTGTATGA